AAGAAGTATTGTATAATGGTTGTACAAATTGAGATAAGAGAGTAAATGATTATGACTAGATTCAACAAAGAAGAATTCACTTGGGACGGTATGTACCTAATGTATCAGGGTCGTCACACTAAGTCTGTCAACATGGAAGTAGCAAGACCTGACTGCCACCCATCTTGGCACGGTAAGCCACAACCAACTTTCATTGCGCGATTCAAGTACGGTTCTAAACCTTGGAAGTCGTGGGTTAACTTCCTTTGTAAGACTACTTCAGTTGAAGATTATATCGAGTTGAGTGAAGAATCCTCTCCGCTGGCAGCGATGGAATATCTAGGTTTTAAACCACGTAAGAGGAGAGCATAATGTACGGTTCAGTTGGTGACACAATTCAATGGGACACTCCTCGTGGTGTCCTTTCAGGTCAGATAGCGTTTGTTCATGAAGACCTTACAGGTGATGGTATTGACTACTACAGTATTGCCACCGGCCCTGAACCTATGGACAGACACTTTCTCGATAGTGATGCCATGTCCAATCTAAATGTTATTAAAATTAATTTAGCGTAGGCCCTTGACTTTTGTTTCTAAAAGAAGTATAATGGCTGTACAAATTGAGAAGAGAGAGAAGATTATGTCAGAGATTACCTATGTTGTTCGATGTGCCGAGACCGACAAACCACTTGCTGGTTTCTTCACCCCATGTTATGATCGCCAAACCGCGTTCGTTTACCAACAGCAACTCGAAAGTTATGGGTATGAAAATACCTATGTTGTTGTCCGTAAAGAAAGTACCGAGGTGACTGGTATGTACCAAGAGCGTGAAATCTTCAATACTGAGGTAACTGTGTAATGGATCTCCCTATGACCGTTTATAAGAATAAGACTGAGAACACCATGACCTACTACTACAACCCCACGAAGGATGTGTTTGTTAACAAGATGGAGTTTCTATTGCTTAACGGTGATGTCGATTGTATTGTTGTTGACGATACTCTGACTGCCCAAGAAGTTGATGTAGTGTTCGGTGAAATCTACGGAGAAAAATATGCTTATTGATACTCTTTTATCGTTCACGCTTAGTGAGGTTCTTGGCTTAGTAGGTATCTCTATACTCATGGCCATCTGGTTAGAAATTAAAAATATGGGAGATGACGATTGAACATTTTTAAGTTAGATAACGATCCAGTACAGGCCGCGCAGTTGATGTGCGACAAGCACGTAGTCAAGATGGTCACTGAGTATGGTCAGTTACTCTCTACTGCGCACCGTATACTTGATGGCGAACAGTACACCGATAAGACTAAGAATGGTCGTAACATCAAACGTTGGCGACTTGCGGGTGACGCGATAGAGAGACTTTTATATAAAGCATCTCACGTGAATCACCCATCAAACATCTGGTGTCGTGAGAATGACAAGAACTATCGTTGGTTGTACAAACACTTTCAGGCAACTGCCAAAGAATACGAACGTCGTTATGGACGTGTTCATAAGACCTATACAGATTTAGGTTCCATGTTGTGGCTCGCACCTAAGAATATCAAACAGACCGCACATGAATCAGTGATGCCGCAGTGTATGCCTGACCATTGTAAACGCGATGACGTAGTTGACGGGTATCGTAACTACTATCGTGAAGAGAAGAGTGCCTTTGCTACTTGGAAAAATGCGGTGACCCCTGAGTGGATGTCATGAGAATGTTTTTCGCCCGTGTCATATTGGTGATGTGGTTAGCGTTTAGCACAGATAATCAGGATGACTATTATGGTGTCCTATCTAGTATTAGAAGATATTATGAATGTTGGAGATTAGTTGATGACGTATGAAGATGCCTGCCACTTTTTGTGGCGCGAAGAAATTACTGACTGGGGTACTTATGATTATGTACCTAATCACACTTATGTAACCAAAGGCACTGACCTCATAGGTTACGTTCCTCGCAATACCGGAATCCTTCAGGTATTCACCGCTCCCCTGAAATCTTGGGGTGTATCACGACGCAAGTTTCGCAAGTTAAACCGAAAAGAAATAAAAGCGCATATCGATATGCTTAATAGTTCTAAGTAGGCTATTGACTCTGTGTCCAGTTATGTTATAATAGCTACCTAATTGATTGAGAGAGAGATGATTATGAATTTTCCTGCTGCGTTAAATGACTTCCGTGACTATGTCCACTTGTTCTATGGCAAAGATGGCATATACGACCTTGGGTGTGGTATCCCTGATATCCAAGAAGCTATCCTTGAGTACGCTGTCAAGTGTATGGACATTGCTGATCATTGGGGTGGCGGTGACACTCTTGACCGTGAACGTGTTCGTGAGATTCTTGAGTCTAAAGGGTTCAGAGAGTTGAATCCTCCTACAGAACGAATTGAGATTACATTATAATGTATAACATGATTGTTCAGGGTACTACCAGTCAGAAGCTGGTAGACTACGTAGGTCGAGTGTACAGTCACTTAGGTCTGGATGAGTTTGAAGAATGTTTGTTTGACTTAGACTTCAAACCCCGTTGTGATGGTGATGCCGGTGGTTACTGTAACGGTGATGATGAAGAGGTTTTTATTGAACTTGCTCGCAGTGATTCTGAAGGTAGAATCCCTATGGAAGATCTGATGGTAAATATTGCCCACGAAATGGTTCACGCAAAACAGATGGCATCTGGTCGACTGATCAATAATGGATTCGTTTTGAGAACAAACGATGATGGCGAGACTTGTCTGACTACGAAGCAGACCTTTGATGGTGTTGAGTATGTTGGAGTTGCCTATAGAGACCATCCTTGGGAGCACGAGGCGTATGGTACTGAGAGAGAAATTTATTTAGCGTGTAAGTGATAAATGTATTGACAAGTAATCGAAACATGTGTTATAATGGCTACTTAATTGAGTGAGAGAGTATACTATGAATCTATCAAAAGCAATACACGATCAATTAATCGCATTACCTTACTTCAGAAACTATCAGGCGGTGAGCGGTACTGTACACAATGTAGCGAGTCACGAAGATGCCGTAGAAGATGTGCTAGTGAGCAATTCATTAGTTCAGAGTGACTTCAAAGAACTAGCGTCTAGTCTAGGATTTACTAGTGTCGTTGACTTCCGAGATGCTCTGTTGCGAGGTGAGCACCATGATAGTGTTCCTGACAATGTATACTTCACCCAACCCACCGGTACACACAACTCTCCGGACTTCGTATTTAAAGTAGACAATACCGTAGTTCTATTAGAATGTAAGAGTAGTAAAAACAATGCTCCTATGTACAATGGTGGGCTGCCTAAAGATGGTTATGTCTACTTGTTCTGTTCAGAAAAGTCTAATGAGACTACGATGTACATGGGCGAAGATATTGTAAACGAAGAGCAGCGAAGAATCATTGAGGAATTCGAACAAGAAAGTATGAAACGAGTTGCCGAATTTAATGCCAGACTCAAGGCTGCCGACTACCAAGGTAGAGGTCTTGCCTTTTATCTACGGAACATGTGGACTCAGTCTGGTGGTGCTAAGTTCTCAGATTACTTCAAACACGCAAACCGCACATTATCCGAAGAAAAGGTATCAAGATTATTTAATGTCTAAAGTTGAATTAAAACCAGTCAATCTACATTTGGATTCTGTCACAGTCGAAGATATCGAGAATCATAAGAATATCGATGTGGCAGGACTCAGAAAGGATTTGTTTAATCTCAACAAATTCGACGCCGTAGCGAATTCTAATAACTTCTCGGGCAATCCATTCCTATATCACTTCCAATTAAAAAACCTATTAAAGTGTAAACGTCAAGATGGTAAAACTATCTATGATATCCACAGCGACAAAGAGCAATGGGACAAACTGATTGACTCTACCAAGAAACGAAACCGTGGAGGTAGGACACCTGCCGGTAATGTCTTCGAATGTTTTAGAATCAACTTGGGTTCGATTGTCATGTTTAAGGCAACAACCGCCAAGTATCTTTATCGAAAGTATAACGCAAAGAGTGTACTAGACCCTACAGCGGGATGGGGTGGTCGAATGTTAGGTGCGTGGAGTTTAGGGATTGATTACACGGGTATCGATACTAACGTGGAAATGGTTGATGCCTATGATGACATGATGACATTCTTAAACGAAGAGTCCGGACTTGAAAACACTCTGTTCCCTGACGAAGACAAATCTAAACTTGATATGATTTGGGAGAGTGCTCTTGATGTAGATTTCAGTAAACTGGACTATGACTTTGTACTTACTTCCCCTCCTTATGTTAACTTAGAAATATATGAACATATGACACCTTGGGAATCTGATGAGAAGTTCTACACCGAATTCTTTATACCTCTCTGGCAGAAATGCGTCGATAACATAAAGACGGGTGGTCACGTCTGTTTTAACATATCACCTAAAATGTATGAGGATGCGGTATCATTTGGGTTACCGGTATGTCATGATGAGGAAGACCTCAAACAACAGATGGGTCAGAAAGTTGACTCGTTGAAGAAAGGTAAGAAGAAACAGGATAAGATTTATATCTGGAATTGTTGATTTATTTAGCTTCAGGCCCTTGACATTTGTTTCTAAAAGAAGTATAATAGCTGTACAAATTGAGTTGAGAGAGAATATATTATGCAAGTTCGCCTTATTGAAGATATCAAAGAAGTCAAGTTGTTTAAAGCGGGTTGGGATCTCGTTGAGTATGAAGCAGGTACCGATCCTTTAGACGGATACACTGTGTTGGGTTTTGATGAGATAGGACAATTTTGTCAGAAACCTCAGTATGCGTGGGTAAGGTGGGGAGGTTACAAATGATTGATAGTGAAATTGGTGATTTGATGAACGACCTTGTAATGTTGATTGATGCTGCGGAGTGTTATAACGAAACGTACTACAAAAGTGAGTACCGACGCATCACCAACCGATTAGCTGAGATAGGAGATTTAATATAATGTTGAGATTTGAGAATGTAGCGAATGTTGGTGATATGATTAAAGCGCTTGACTTCCGACCAATGGACGGCCGTCCCGACAGTTATCTGGTAGGTCGTGTTATTGAGAAGGGTGAGATGTTCTACGACAATGGTGTTCCTATGTGTCATGGTTACAAGGTATATGTGACTGACTCTCGCAGCGGTTCTGACCGGTTCGATATTAACCGAGTTGGTATTGAAATGATCGTTCCCTTTGAGATGAGTATAACCGAGTTTGATGGTCGGGTTCAGTTGGTGGCATAATGGAAAAGATTGTTAAGTTGAATTACGACCGTAAGGTTAGGTACCTCTACGACAAGGATACCTTGGAGTGTGAGCGATTATCTGATATTGTGATGGATCATTACGGTGAGTTCTTGGAACCCGCTCACGGGTGGGACATGGACTCCCACAGACGTTTTATAAAGGAGTTGAGAACGTGCGGGTTATCAGTCAATGAGTTTCTGTCTAAAAAGTTTCCTCAACCAAAGAAAACTGTGACAAAACCCAAAAGGAAGGTGCGGAAAACTGTTAAGGCTCCCGTAGAGACACCTGAGAAGAAACCTACTGTTAAGAAACCTACTGTCAAACGAAAGACCTTTAACGCAAAGGCCCCCGTTAAGAAGAAGTCTCCTGCCACTAAAAAGAAATAAGAAGTTAGGTTGATATAACAAATTGTTCTAAGAAAGCCCTTGTTTTTGTAGCTGAATCGTGTATAATAGCTACTGTTGATGGGGAGGTCTGGTCTCCTGATTAAGAACCTTCGGGGTTCACTGCTTGTCTCCGAGACATCTGGAATCAGGAATAGGAACTTCGGTTCACTGCTCCTCCCACCATTTATTATTTTTGAGGTTTTATGATGACTAGTTTAAAAGGTTACATTGACGCCACTTACTACGAGTTAGTCGAGGTTCTTGGAGAACCTACCTATCTTCGTGATGCGCTTGATGTAGAAGATAAGATTTGTACCGAATGGGAGTTCGTTGGATATAACTTCTACGGAGAAGAAACTCCGATCACTGTGTATGACTGGAAAGATTATGACGGTGGGGTTAAAAGTAGAGGCGGAGAACTCTATAAGTGGCACATCGGGGGAACTGAGTTATGTGTTCTTGATATCGTTGAAGCAAAAATAAGACACCTGCGTGAGAAAAATATTTAAATTATTTTGGCTAGGGCCCTTGACATTGTTCCCAGTTATGTTATAATAGCTACCTAATTGATTGAGAGAGATGTATTATGAAAAATGAAATGATTGAGTTGTTCGCGAAACACGACCTTATTCTTACTATTGATGAAGAACGTATGATCGCCAAGTGCGACCGTCTTGCTCCTCGTGCCCGTCTTGGTTACAAGACTGAGTACCACGTTCGTTACCGTAGTGTTGAACGCATGTATGAAGCGCAACAAGAGTTCATTGATAATCGTCTCGCTGTTACCGAGTATCGCGCAAAACGTAAAGAAGCGCAGAAAGTCAAGGCAGCAGAACTTGCCGCCGGCGTTAAGGTCGGTGACCTGTTCGTTGACTCTTGGGGTTACGAACAGACTCAAGTCGATCTCTACCAAGTTGTTGCGAAACCTACTGCTCGGACTGTGATCGTTCGTGAGATTGCGTCTCAGACTGTCAAAGGTTCAGAAGGTTATGACTGTCAGAATGTTCGTGCGGTTCCCAACTCTTTCATTGGCGAAGAGATGAAGAAACGTCTGGACAACTACGGTGGTTTCAAGACTTCTTCTTACTCTTGCGCCCGTCCTACTACTGCGGAAGCAGAACACTACAACAGCTGGTACTACTAATGACTTTCAGAGAATTTTGTTTTAAACAGTGGACACTTCATTGTGAAGAGTGTGAAGGGTATGACGGAAAATACCCTGACTACGATTCGAAAGAGTACTTCCGGCGAATGAAATGGTTTCTAAGATGGCAATTTAGGAAGTTAAAAGAATCTAAAGCTAAATAAGCCCTTGACATTTGTTTCTGAAAGAAGTATAATAGCCACCTAATTGATTGAGAGAGAATATATTATGTTTAAATTTGTTGCTAAACCAAAACTGACTAACCGTTATGATGAAAAGACTTTTGAGAATAACGATGCCAAAGTTGCTGCCGCAGAAGCTCTTCAGTACCTTAACGAATACAACGAGATGGGTAAAGAGTTTGCTGACCAATACGGACAATATGTCCCCGCGTTAAAGGCAGAAGACTGGGCAATGCTTGGTAAGTTAACTCCACCTACCGGTTTGTATTTCCGCGACAACACATTGATGGGACTCTAAGATGTTGAGACACAATGATAGTTGTACTGAACTCTTAACGATTCTTCAGGAAGAGTGTGCTGAAGTTATTCAGATGGCATCTAAACTAAAACGATTTGGTCAAGACCATGACACTCTTGAGCGGTTCGCCAAAGAACTCGGTGACCTTCAGTGTATGATCGACCTTTGCCAAGAATACGACCTCGTGTCTTATACCGACCTAGATTTGTATTCAGCAGAGAAACGAATAAAACTAAAGAGTTGGTCGGATCTCGTAAATGAAGATTGAGGACAAAATGAAAAAGTCAAATCCAGTTGCTAAGTATGCTAGAAAGTATAATGTCGCTGCGGTACATGTTGACCGTAAAAAGGAAGCTAAGAAGACCGGTAAATTTTACTTGACACAAGATAAGGATTAATGTATAATGGCTGTAGATAAAGTAATGAGATACGCAATGATTCGTCGTGCTACTCTCAGAGTACAGAAAAGTTCAAAAGTACGTAGGTCTAATCTACTGCTCGCGAAAGAAGTTTCGGCGTTAGACCGCCAAGACTATAAGTCCAACATTAGTTGGCATGACACTGACAAATATGTCAATGCTCATTTTAATGATGTTTATAAAGCAAACACTAACGAGGAATGGAATTAATGTCTGAATCACCAAACTTAATTGACTTAGGTCGATACCCTAAAAACGATGTAACTCTTATCTCACGTGAGTTCTTACGTATCGTGTACATCGAGTCTCTACAGGATTATGCTGAAGAAGCTCAAAAAGAAACCAAAGATGATGAAGTCATCGGTAACATGGAAAATGTGTTGAAGTGTCTTGAAACCGTTATTGTAATGCTTGACGGCAACGAAGATTTTCTCAAGTATGTTCATGCCGACGCCGAAGTATCTGAAGAGGACGCTGAATATGACCGATTCTAAAACATTCGAATATGATTCACTTATGGATACCCTCAAGAAAAACATTCTAGAGGTGACGTTCACTAAGGTTAATGGCGAGACGCGAGTAATGCCTTGTACCTTAGCGACTAATTTATTACCTGTTACCGAGCAACCTAAAGTGTCCGAGACTAACGCTGACTACTCTGTCAACAAGTCTGTAATTCGTGCTTTCGCAATCGATAAACAAGCATGGCGCTCTTTTAAAGTAGAGAATGTTTTATCGGTTGGTGTACTGGATGAATAGAAAGGCAGAGAACGCTGCCAACTTTTTGGATAGGAAAACCTTCTCTCGCAACATAGAAGAGTTCGTATTCAAACATCGTATGAGTTATATGGATACTATAGTTCATCTTTGTGAAGTTCAAGGTCTAGAGGTAGAGGACATTAAAAAATATCTTACTGTCCCAATAATCGAAAACCTCGAAGCAGAAGCTCGGCAGTTAAACTTTCTACCAAAACTTAACACTTTAGATGTGTTATAAATAGCAGTGCCCTAGAGGCAATCACATACATTGTTCATACGACCATTGTTTATATTTAAGTAATCCTAATACTAAAGGAAATATTATGTCTTTCGCAAATCTAAAATCCAAATCTATGGATATCTCAAAGCTTGTTACCGCTGCTACCGAAGCATCCGGTCAGGCAACCAACACAAACAAATACCAAGACGACCGCAAGTGGAAACCTACTGTTGATGAAGCAGGTAATGGTTACGCTATCATTCGTTTTCTACCCGCGATGGAAGGTCAAGACCTACCGTGGGTACGTTATTGGGATCATGCCTTTAAAGGCCCAACCGGTCAGTGGTACATCGAACGTTCATTGACTACACTAGGTCAGAACGACCCATTAGGTGAGTTAAACTCTCGTCTATGGAACTCTGGTATCGAAGAAGATAAAGAGACTGCCCGTCGTCAGAAGCGTCGTCTACACTACGTTACTAACATCCTAGTCGTTAATGATCCCGCAAACCCAGCCAACAATGGCAAGGTAATGATCTACGAGTTCGGTAAGAAAATCTTTGACAAGATCATGGATATGATGCAACCAGAATTTCCTGGCGAGACTCCGGTCAATCCATTCGATTTCTGGTCTGGTGCGAACTTCGAATTGAAGATTCGTAATGTCGCAGGATACCGCAACTATGATAAGTCAGATTTCAAATCTCCTACTGCTCTGTTTGAGGCAGACGAGACTAGGTTGGAATCCACCTATAACTCTTTGTATGACCTGAATGAGTTCCAAGTACCAAACTACCCGAACGCATTTGATGCGAACTGGTTCAAGTCTTATGATGATTTGAAGGCTAAGTTGGATACTGTCCTAGGAGTAGCAACTGGAAACGGTGCTACTCTGAAGAATGAAGCACTTGCCCAATCGGCAGAAGCTGCTCCAATTCGTTCAGCGTCAGAACCAACGGTTGTATCAGCTCCTGCTGCCGAGGCGCCTGTCGCCGAATCGACTGATGATACTCTGTCGTATTTCGCGAAGATGGCTGCTGAAGATTAATCCAGATATTTGGATTCGGGGGGAACGAAAGTTCCCCCTTTTTTTTTATGCAGTTCTAGAACCCATCATTGGGTCATAGAAGTCGAAACCAGTGGTTCCGCTGAAACTAACATCACCTGCCTGAGTGCTGACATTATTACTGACATTACTATTGTCTACCACCACGATATTTTGTTGCGCCTGAGCGGCAAACATATCACTAGATGCTGTCGCAACCTTAACACCAGACTGAGGATACGGTGCTGACGTGACACTACTACTAACCTGAGAAGGTTTGGCACCAGCACCTCGTCGTCTTTTATTTCCACCGGCTGCTGCCACAGGTTCTGAGGGTTCTGATGCTGAATCGTCTACACCTAACATCCAATTGGCAAACTTTTCTCCCAATTCCTCTCCTGACCACGAACCAGCTAAAGCACCCAATACACCTCCAGTAAGAGTACCTATGCCGGGCATGCCTAAGGTTCCTATCAAACCACCAACTGCGCCACCAAGAGCTGCGCCACCTATGCTACCCAATTCTTTACTAAGCAATGCCGCTTTTTCTTTCGTAGATGTGGTCTCATCCATTAAAATATTTGCTATTATTCCACCACTTATTAAAGAACCCAATGCCGGAACTTTCTTTAAGAAGGATAATGCCTTACCAAACTTACCGTATTTCGCTGCCGCTTTACCATTAAGTTCATCTATAAAGTTTTTAGCACTGAGACTTTGGGTTGACGTTTTGATTTCATTCTTAGCAAATAATTCATCTACCTTATCAGCACTTACAAATTCACCACCGACCTTAGAGATACTACCGGTAGTTTTATCTACCTTGAGTCCATCTAGCTCCAAAGCTTTAATTTCCTTGTCACTCAAACCCTTAGCAGTTTCAGAATTAAATTGTTGACGTTGACTTTTAGAGAACTCCATTTCTGATACTGGTGAAGTAACTTTTTTTGCCTTGATTGCTGCCTGCCGAGCATTTTGCGCAGCTCTTCGACCTGCTCTAGTAAGTTTCTCCTTATTCTTGTTAGCGTCCATACCTCCTTTAACACCAAGAGCCAATACTGCCGCTTCGTCGACCTTGTCTAAAGCAGCGGGCACGTCTCCCTCGATTGCTGAATTAATAAAACTTAAAGTCCCTACCACGGTTTCAGTCACTTTAGAAAGTGCGTCGTTCAATGAAGGTAGAGCACCTGTGAATTTCATCAAAGGCTCTTTCAGTCCTGCTGCCTTGTCTCCCAACTTTTCAAGTTCTGATATAACTTCGGGAGTAGCAAGGGCTCCACCTACCGCACCCAGTAAAGCAAAACGCGTACCCAAAAGAAGACCGAATGACCCCAGTTTTGTTGCTCGATGCGCGGCATCAGCGAGGTCACTTGAACCAGTCTGTTCTTGAACATAACTAGCAATATTGTCGGCACCCGCAGCCAAACCACCTGCCAGGGCAGCTCTACCTAATAAACTTGTTGCCCCACCTGCCAACGTACCCGCACCAAATCCACCTAGAACACCACCAAAACCCGAAAATCTACCACCGCCACCACCTTTTTTACTACCACCACCACCGGCAGTACTGGTTGTTCGGGAGGCAGCACTCGCTGCTCTTTTAGCATCATCATCTGCTTCACGGCGACGAAGTTCGTCCTTCCGGTCACTCAGAATCATTGTCGCTAAAGAACTGTTCATACTCGTAAGGTTAGTGTTAACACTATCCAGAGTATTATTCTGTGATTTTAGGTGCTCTATTAATGTTTCAATCATGGGTTATCCCTGCTGTTGTGCTCTTTCTCTTTTTTCTTTTAGGTCGTCAATCAACATGGTCAAATAAATCTCTCTCTCCCAAGGCAACATTTCTTCAACATCACTCAATGAGTAGTTGAAGTTGTTTAACAGTTGGAAGTTAACTTGGTAGTAATTTACCAACGTGTCATGAGAGAGATTAATCAAAAAAAATCATCTATGCCTTCTAGAACTTTAGAGTTCTCTGTATTACACTGCGCACACGTAAATTTAACTTCTTCTTTAAGTGTGGGCATATCATTTACAAATGTCGAAATTGTCTCGAACTGTTGTGCTGTCATTGAGTCTATAAAATCAATTAGTTCTTCTCTAGTCGAATCTTTGGTCGAGTATCGTTCTTCTTCGGTACATATAGTCGCTATACATGTGATAAGCAACTCTAGTAGAGATTCTGTAGCACTCGTACCATGTAGAAGTTTCTCATTTTTCATAAAGTCTTCGTATGTCGGGTATCTCATTTCAAGAACAATGTCGTCAGTGATATTGATTTTAACATCGGTGGCCACTCCCTCAACTTCTATCTTATCGAGTTCAACCACAACTTCGTTATTCATTTCACATTCGGTACATGAAATTAATAATGTACTTGTCTCACCTACGGATTTTGACCGAATCTTAGTGAATAGGTAGTCTACATCAAAGGTAGTTAGTTCTCCCTTGATGTCTTCTGTAGTACACGCATTGATAGTGTTGATGATTGATTTAACCATATCCACTCTATCTTGCGTCTCAGATGCGATCAGCAACATCTTCTGTTCCTTTACTAGGAAAGGTCGGTAACTAACTTCCTGACCTGTAGATGGTACGGTAACGCGATATTTTGGTGTGTCATTCAGTTTTGGTAATGCCATTATAAATCCTATAATTTAAATTAAGCCGCCGAAATTAAGATTGATGTCAGCAGAGAATAACCCTACTTTGTCAGCCTTAAAGGGCTCCCAGTTGGTGTATGAAAATGTAACAGTTACTTCTACTAATCCGTCGAGGTCATCACTCAATTGAATAGTTGATACGTTTGTCGGGAAAGCGTCTATCAGTTTAACACTGTACACGGTACCTCCCAGTAGGTCTAGATTAATATCTAAAGGCCCTAGGTCGAACCCCACACGAACCTGTGGTTTTTTTAATTGATGTATTATAATGTCCGCAACGTAATCGTCCTTCCACCCGATGGCACCCCTCGATAAAGGTTTTGGTGCTGGTGGTTTAGCTTCTTCGCCTTCTGCGGGAGGTTTAGGTTCTTTGGGGGGAGTGGGTGTCATATGCCCTACCATTGCTCCCAACCATTTATCAAAATATTTACGAACACTATAATCGTTCAGAAGATGGAAGGTCAACGTAACATCTTCTACGAGGAATCCATTGGCAATCTTTTCACTATACAGACCAATTTGTCTATCTAGTGTAGTAATTTGTCTGCCAGGCAACGTTGCGCTTTTACACAATATGTTATTATTCTTAGCGCCACTTAATTTGGTGATACCTACTTTTGATGGTAGTACCACACCAAACTGGTTAGCAGACGCTAGTCCGCCTCGACTAATAAGTCTACTCTTTAAATCTTCTATTGATGCCATTGGTTATCCACCTATCATTTTCTTAGAGTCTGCGTAGACTTTCTTAGAGTTCGCCTTACGGAATTGTGCTGTCGGAAGGAATGTAGCAATCTCCCACTCTGGAGCAGGAACCAATGCGAACTTACTTTTTACCTGTTTATTCAAATAATGTTTGAGACAGGGTTTGTAGTACTTAAATTTCGATGCTCGCGCAAGTAACTCATATGTCATCTTGAATCGCGTAGAATCGTTAAACTTATTGTTAGTAGTAATCTCCATCAACCCGTCCAACATCTTAGCACGTAAGATAGGAGGTAGGTAATGAAGGTTCAATCCTAGGAATCCGCCTTCTGCGGGCCCGACAACGACCACTAAAGGAAACGTATCGTAATACGGTAATGTCTCTTTGTGCTTCGGATCGTAGAAGAACATATACATGCTACCGACAATTTCGGTACTCACTTGCTTTAAAGGTTCTTCTTTCATCAATGCTTCACGATTGATGCTACGTAGATTCTTAATCTTTTGTTGGAACCATGCTCGCGACTCCTTTGTGCGAGGAGTAATACCCGCACGGAATGCTTGTAGTTCTAGTCTGTTAAATACTGTAGACATAAAGTTCCTGAGTTAAAATCTATTCCTACTATTTATACAGGAACTATTTCTTTTTCTTACGGAAGGGCGCAAGTTTTTTCAGGGGTTTCTTGGTACGCATCTTTTGAGTGGACTTGGGCATGACACCCATTGCGGTCAATTCTTTCTCAGTCCATATCTCGAAGTGATATCCACGGTCATCAGCATACGCCTTAGCGGCCTTCCACTTCGACTGGTTCTTGATGTATGTCATTCCTTCGGTCAATATAGTACGTCTAGTCTTACCTTGTTTACGTACGGGTAACAGGGTCTCTTTATGAGGTTTGACTTCCACAATAACCACTCGTCCAGACTTGTACTTAATAACAAAGTCGGTGAAGTATCGGTGAGGTCTTCCATCGGTTTCGCATATGTACGGTATAACAAGTTCTTCGGACATCCACTGTACGATGTCTATACTTTCGTCGCACCATTTCATAACATGTCGTTCCCAACCTGAACGATAGACGACATTATCCACATCACCAGCGTACTTTTCTGGGTTTTTCGGTTGGTATCTGCCTTTGTATGTTTTCATTAGTAACTTTATGTATAAATAGTAAAAAGTATTTATAACCGAGAGTTATTCCGATGGCAGAAACAGAACCTACCGACACTACAGACAACACAGCCAAGTCAAAAAAGATACTGCAGTATCCTCTAGATACTACAAATTCTCGGTCTAAGGTATTATTTCACATAAAAGAAATTAAACCACCGACCATTAAAGGTATTGACTTTGGTGCGTTGTTCGAAAGTATGTTTGCTCTTAACCGACCAAGCGAAGACGAAGGTGACGGTAAACCAAAAAATGAAGAGGAAGCGGAAGCAGTGAAAGCTGCCGAATCCGGTGCCGGTACAGAGTCAAAAGAAGTAGTAGCGAGAAGCATCGAATACACGGGTGACGTGGTAGCGCTATACTTACCAGTCTCTCTAGTGATCACAGATAACTTTGGATATGACACACCTAGTTTGGGTACTGCTGGTGCTGCCGGTTTTCAAGCGTTGTCGTCAGGTAGTGGCGCGATGGGCGCGTTGGCGCAATCTATTACTAGTGGAAAACAATCTATCACAGATATGGTCAATAGCGCAAAGACTCCCGCATTAGCAAGACTTGCTCTTGCGCGTGGGGCGCAGAAAATCAATGAAACCGCAGGATCAGCAGTTAGTATTGCTGGAGCGGTATCTGTTAATCCAAACATACGGACTCAGTTCAGAAACGTAGGAATACGTGAGTTTCAGTTTCAGTTTAAGTTTATTCCTAAGAGTAAGAAAGAGGCTGACGAAATTAAAAATATTATTCATATCTTTAGGAAATCCGCATACCCTGAGATGATTGGTGGTGTGGGAGATGGTATAAGTGCGGGTTATAAGTATCCTATGGTATTCGATGTATCGAGTTGGTTTATGCCAGACATCGAGGGTGCGGCTCCAGTACGAGTCGGAACTAAATTACGCAATACCTTCATACGCAGTATCAGTGTAAATTATAATGCGGGTTCAATGGCATTCCATGAAGACGGAACTCCTGCTGAAATTGACTTGTCGTTTACAATGGTAGAGGACAGAACATTAAGTCGCGAAGATATTGAAGAAAGCACAGACGAAAGTGGAGATGGTGGTTACTAATGGCATACTTTAAATACTTCCCTAAAATATTCTATAGATTCGGCGATACCGCTGATCGCTCCATTGCGCAAAATCTTACTGCGTACGCTGATATTTTGGATAACGTTAAGGATGCTACCTCATTCTATACTGACTACTACATTGCTGATGGCGAACGTCCTGATCATGTAGCATATAAGTTGTACGGCGATGCTAATTTACACTGGACATTCTATTTCATGAACGATGAGATTCGCGAACGTGGATGGCCATTACCGTATGCTCAGGTACAAGCGAAAGTGGAGAAAGAACATCCTTACATTGTGTTAAACACGAGTGAGGATATTGTAAACAAGTTCTTGACCCACCAAACCATCCAAGGAGCGAACGGTACTGCTGAAGTTCTACATCGACATGTTCGGCTCGGGCAAGTTGTAGTGAAGATGGTATCGGGTTCCTTTTCTAACGGTGAACAATTAGATTCTACCAATAACGAAGGTGTTTTGGAAACATTGCTTGTGAACACAGTTGAACCCGAACACAAGTCCGCTCGTTTTTATACTGATATTGAAGGTAATATTATAGACATCGACCCATACCTCGGGCCCGGAGTTAATGATATAGAAGTGACTCACGAAGAGCACTATCACCAACAGAATGAATCATTAAAACAAATACGCGTACTTCGCAAAGGTAATATAAATTCTGTTGTGCGAGCCATTCAAGACTCTATGGGTAAGTTATGACAGCAATTAGTGAACTCGAACATAAAACACCTTTTGAATTTAAAAAAGTTCTCATCGAAAGTACTCATTTCACTTCACACAAAAAAGTGGATATCCGAAATGCGGTGACTGACCTTGACGTGTTCGAGCATTTAGATAAACCTTACCTCACCGGCACACTATCCTTCATTGATAGCGGAGATGTTATAACAAGTGGTTATTTACAGGGTGGTGAGAAAGTTCATGTAGAACTGATAGTGACTGATGATCTTGATGCTAAAGTTATCGCCAAAACGTTTTATATAACGCAAGTTTTGTTTTCGCAGAAAGGTCATGATACGGTAGAAAATGTTGTAGTTCATCTCATAGAAGATATCGCTTACGAGTCTAATATGATTAATGTTAACCGTCAGTATTCCGGAAAACCGTCTAAAATTATTGGGTCTATCAGTGACTTGATTAATAAGAAAGTATCTTCGACTGACACTGATAAACAAGAGATGCGGGTGATTGTACCTAACTTAACACCGATGGAATCAATCTCTTGGATAAAAAATAATTCTAGTACTAAGGAAGGATATCCTTTCTACCTATACTCTTCTCTTATCGGAGATGAGTTGATCTTCAGTGACCTCAAAACACTGATGGAACAAGATGTTATTAATCCGGACGTACCATTCGCCCATATACAAGCGAACATACCTCAAGGTAATGACAATGAGTCTAAAATCAGACGACGTACTATACTAGGGTATCAGTTCAAAAATACTGATAACTTATTTAAAATGATTTCCGAAGGTATCGTGGGTGGTGAATATAGTTTTCTGGATATAACTAAAAACGAAAGAGTCTCGGGTATATTTGATATTGATAAGGACTTTACACAGAAAATAAAAAATGACAAGCTCATATCTAATACTTCGGATGCGCTAGATTATTTCAGAAAATCGGAACTCAATACGAAAAAGAGTCGCAAGATTACTCAGATTGGTAGTACGGATGCGTATGAAGGGTTTAATTCACTATCACAAAGTGATGACTTTGCTAACTATAAACTAAGTGTTATTAATAAGAGCATGGATCATGTTTTGAAAAAGAGTCCTCTTACTATTAGTGTTAATTTCATTGAGTTTATGAAAGGGAGACGTAATAATAGTATAGGTAAAAAAATCAGACTCAGATTTCTTGCTAATATAAACACCGAAGATGGTAATGATACCACCTCAATTGATATGAAGAAGTCTGGTGACTTTCTCATCTTCGGGGTTAAACATGCGTTCCGAGCTGAAAATTATGTAGCGACACTCACTTGTGTGAAGTTGTCGGATGAAAAGGTGACCAATCAATGATACCGCAGAATTCAATAGATTTTTATGGCGACCAGACTAGATGGTTTATGGGTGAGGTTGTCAATGTAAAGGACGACCCAGAGAAATTGGGTAGAGTCAGGGTTAGGGTTTTCGGTGTATATGATGAAATTCCTGACGAAGACCTGCCTTGGGCCCAGATAGTTGTACCTGTCACTACGGGTATCCATAAGGGACAGGGTCAGAACCTAGGTATCCTAAAGGGTACACAAGTGTTCGGTATGTTCCTTGACGGGAAGAACTCTCAGTTGCCTATGGTGATTGGCACTGTACC